TGAATAGGGATAACTTTATAATCATGTGTGCACTGTCTATAAAGCATCCCCACTCGTCCACCGTTAGGACGTGCAGCAAACAAAGGTGGGTTTGGTACACGACCAGCAAACGACTTACTCTCTTCTTTAGACCCTGGTTCTGGGTTCGCTGCTTTGACAAGATCATCTCTAATGTTTCCTCTCTCTACAGTAATAATAGGGCAGATCGTTATTGCTTTCTTTAAATATTCTACATGCTCGTAAACAAACTTAGGTTCCCACCCAGTGTCAGCAAATATCATGTAGTCTGGTTTATGTTTAGTTAATCCCTCTTGTGCCATTAAAGCTAGACACGATGATTGAACACCAGCTCCTAGTGATAAAATACGCATGGTAGGCTCACGTGGTTCACCTTTTCCTTCAGTGCTATCATACTCTGCTGGCTTTCCAGTCTTCGTTAGATTTGTTGTTTTAAAATATTTAGGTTCTTCTGTAGCTGCTACTGCTGCCATCATGTTTAATTGTTTTTTATTAGGCGTCATTTTAGCAGACATCTCTTCCATGAGTTTTCTTCTCTCAAACTCCATCTGCTCATGGTTTATGGCAAATCCAGGCTTAACTCCTTCTACACCTTTTTGATTAGCTGCACGGCTCTTGCCTTGTTCTTTATACCCTACTTTTTTATTCATTACTTAGCATCTCCCCAGTTAGACTTTATTTTATAATCTACGTTAGAGGGTACTTCAAGCTTTAAACAAGTTTCCATAATATGTTTTATTTCTTTTGCTTCTTTATCAGATTTTACACTACAATTCAACTCGTCATGCACCTGTATAAGTGGTGTAACTCCTAATTCTTCGTATACATCTACCATAGCTTTCTTTGTCTGATCCGCAGCTGTGCCCTGTATTAACCTGTTAAGTGCTTTGTATGTACCAGCTCTTTTAATGGCGCCACCCCATTTAGTAGTAGCCTCATTATGCGGTAAAGCTTTGTGAAATACACCTGCTTCATACCAAGATGGTTCCCATAAATCAAATTTACATCTACGCCCAAGACTAGTTCTTATAGAACCTACTTGATTAGCTCTGTTCATCACAGCTTCTAACATGCCCTGCATAAATGGAACTTTACTTCTAAATTCTTTTAACATTGTTTTAGCTTCTATCGGTGATATGTCTAAATCAATTGCCATTTTTTTATATCCCATTCCATACATTACGCCAAGACCAATAGTCTTAGCTAACTTACGATCAATGCCTGCCATCTCTGCTGTTTGTTTGTGAAAATCTAAACCTTTAATAAAAGCTGATTGCACGTCTGCTGCTCCTTCGTTTTTATTTAACACAGCAAAATGTGTAAGAATTCTAGGTTCTTGTTGTGAGTAATCTGCTGATAACCATTCTTCTCCTTGTTCTGGTATAAATATTTTACGTAATTCTGATCCAAATTCACTTCTAATTGGCATCTGTTGTAAATTAGGTGCATACATAGAAAATCTACCTGTTACAGTTCCACCGCTATCACCACGAATTTGATTAATATGTGCGTGAAGTCTGCCATCGGCTATATATTTAGAAATCCCATCTATAAATGTGCCCTGTAATTTGTTAAGAACACGTGCTTTTGTTATCATTCTTGGCAACTCATGTGCGTGTGTGTCTAAAAATGTCTGTGTAAAGCTTGGAGCTCCAAGGGCGGTGGTCGGATATTCTAGGTTAACACTATCAAATGCCTGGGCCACTGACCGTGCTGCCCAAACCTGCACATCATTGCCAACTAAATCTTTTATTCTTTTTAAATACTGCTTTTCTTTATTTCTTAATTTAACTTTTAAAGTTTGTGCACGGTCCATATCAATACGCACACCACGCTTAGTCATGTTAAATATAACTCTTATAAGTCTGCACTCTATGTCGTAGACTCTATCAAGCTCTTCGTTTTCTATCTCTGATATAAGTCTTTCGTGCAATCTCCACGTTAATCTTGCATCAGCTTCTGCGTATTCTCCAACAAACTCTGCCGGTAATTTCCACATTTCTGCTTTAGGATCTAAACCCAACTCTTCTGCTTTAGCTTTAAGTATAGACTCATTTTTAAACTCTCCTAAGTATTCAGCAACCATGCTGTTTAATGTAAAGGAATATCTATTTTCATTTAATAAAGCAGACGCTATCATAGTGTCGTGTATGTAGCCCTTAACTTCAATTCCAAGTACACTTAGCCAACCAATGTCATACTGTGCATTATGAAATACTTTTTGTATAGATTCATCTTCACATACTTCTTTAATGTATTTAATAACAGGTTTCTTATCCATGTTACCACCACCGCCGTGTGCAATAGGATAGTAAGCAGTGAAGTCACCACTGGATATGGCTATACCTATAACCATGCCAACTTTACGTGGCCATCCTGGGCCCATAGTCTTTAGCTCACTATCGCAAGTCTCAAGATCTATAGCTACAACTTTTCTTCCCTTCATAGAAGGGAACTCTGTAGGGTGCAGCCACTCTGCTTTAACTTCTGTTTGTTTAAATAGATCCATTTTTTAATTCTCCTGCTATTGCCATGTATGCTGAGGCATCAATAAAATCATCTACATTATCTTTACCTCTTTGTGATCTTGAAATTTTTAATAGCGCCATCATTACTGCTACTTCATCAGAAGTAATCGCCACCATTGGTTTTAATTTACCATCTAAAAATATACTCCAAAACTCTGCAATTGTTTCATGGTTTATTTTAGTATCTCCATGTGTTTCTTGTCTCCCACCGTTGACTAACTCAGCAGCTTTTAATAATATTTCACTCTTATTCATAGTATAAATCCTCTATCTCTTTGGTTATTAATAATGTGTAAACTTTCTTTTGCCCTAGTGGCACCCACATAAAACACTCTGTTAGTGTCGTCTGAATCTTTTTCCATTTCTTCTTGTGCTGCTCTTGATAGATCAGTTAACAACATAACATTGTCACACTCACCACCCTTAGCTACATGAATTGTACTCATATTAATTTTAGGNTCAGCTGTCANACCACCGTGCTTTTGTAAAGCCATGACATATGATTTATTTGATTCACCCATAGAATTAAAAGCTATGTCCCAAGGAACATGCTCATTTATTAAACCATGATTATTTTTTAAATCATTCATGCTCCACGTATTCTTTTCCTCCCCGTTATTAAAACTTTTCTTGTTTTTAAAACCTCTTTGTAAATTGTTTCCTACTTTTAAATTGTCATAAATGTACCCCACATCAGTGTAATTAACTTCTGATCCTCTGCTTAAACGCTCCCAGGCATCAACAGCTCTTAGTATTTCAGGTCTGATAGGCGACTTACCATTAACAGTGTAAGGTAATCCTTGATACCTTATATCTTCTTCAACTTCATTTAACATATAGGCAGCACTGGCTAGTATTAACCAATTACCATCTCTTACATTTACGCCGCCAGGATAAGCGTGGTATCTAACTTCTCCTTCTACGTCTCGAGCTTTCCATTCTTTAGTTCTACGATTAGATATTCTTGTAACAATATCAGCTGCAACATCGTGAACAGCTTTCGGACATCTATAAGATTGATTAAGTACACTAACGTTTCCTTCCATTCTAATTAAATGCTCTATGTCTGCGCCTGCCCATCTAAATATAGCTTGGTCATCATCACCACTTATATATACTCTCTCTGCTTTATCCCAAATCTTCTCACATATCTTCCACTGTAACTTAGTTAGATCTTGTGCTTCATCAACAATAACAACATCAAGTTTAGGAACCGGGCCAAAGGCGTGGTATTGAACGAGCATGTCTGTAAAGTCATATTTATTATATGTTTCTTTGTACTCTTCAAAAGAACGATAAGCCCACAAGAGTTCATTCCATGCATACTCCAAGTTAGATTCATTGTAGTAATCTTGAAGTTCCATGTCTTTCATTTTAGCTTTGTTTATATCTCTTAAATATTTATTATCTGTTTTAATTACGCCTGTGTCATCCCAGTCCATTGATATTTTTTTTAACTGAACACCATATTTTTCTGCAAACTCGTGGTAATCCTGTGCATCCATAATTTCTGCTTTCGTATATCCCATCTGTCTTTTTCCAAAAGCATGTAATGTAGAGAAATAAGGAAAATCTTTTTCTGTTAAATTAAATTTAGCAGTTGCTCTACTAATAGCTTCGTTAGCAGCTTTACGGGTAAAACTTACAAACCCAATACGATCTGGAGGTGTGCCATTAGCTAATTCTTTTTGAACTACATTTAATAAGTTATGTGTCTTACCTGTGCCAGGAGGTCCTAATATTATATTAATTTTTGCCATGCCAATCACACCTTCCATCTTTGTAAACGTATAATAATTTTACACCTATTTTTTTCTGCGCAACACTTGTCACTCTATTTATTCTGTCCCCTTTACGCCTTCCTGTTTTTCTAATTGAAACACTTTTAACGTCTATTTTTAAAACTCTTCCTGTATTTCTATGCACTGCCACTAGATCAATTGGATCATTATCTTGGTGTTTAGGATATATTAAATAACCTTTTGTAACTAACCATGCAGCGGCCATAAACTCAGCCCATTGGCCTTTCATTGTTTTAGTCATTACTATTTTAGAACGGTACGACATCTTGTTTCCTAACTTCATGCTCTGAATCTTGCTCATCAAAAGAAGGTATACCCCATGTATTAACTCCCTTACCTTTTAGTTTCCAAAACTTATGTAATCCATCTATNTTTCTTAACTCNACTATTATCTGTGCAGTGTTATTATAATGAGTAAATTTATTTCTAATTAAATATGCGTGTAAATCTTGTAGTCTAAAGTAAGTTCTTTTTTTAGTAACTTCTTTCTTAGTCTTCTCATCTAATTCTGGTAAAGTTTCTGTCCAAGGTTTACGCAGTAATAACTCTTCTTTCTTTTGTGCCTGTGCCCGTAAAGTGCAAAACTCCTGGAGGTGAGCTAAAAACTGTCCGGACACAGAGCCGTCATTTGACACAGGAATCATAAGAGCAGTTTGCATCTTACCATTTATTAGCTGCTGCCAATCAACGTTCTTCATCAGTGGAGGCATCATGTTTAAAACTTCCATGCACCTTTTCTGAAACTTTGTTTGTATTTGTAAATCTTCTGTTGTTAATTGCATTTTATGATCAGCCTCTTGATCTTCTGTTGGTATTTCTAAAAACCATATTGGTGGTTCAGTTTGTAATTTAGATAATGACCCTAGCTGCTGTGATACATTTTCTTTACCAACTCCGTGTTTTCTTGTTTTACATACATTAACATTACAAAAAGAACTTATAGGTTGGTCTTTACATTTGTATTGATAATCTTTTTTATTTAGTTGCTTTACAACTGTAGATACTTCTGTGTGATCCAAAGGTGGATTCATATACTTTCTATTATAATTTTCTAATAGCTTCTCCCAATTGTCTGGATCAAATTTTTTAGTGTAGACACCAATGTTAAATAGTCCACTGTTACGTGTTCCTTCTGGAAATCCTTGACTACAAAGCGCCTGTAAACACGGAGGACCATCTGGCACTATCTCTGTTTTACTTGCACCTATACTATCAATATCATCAACAACATATTTTTCATATATTTCAAAAAACTCTTCTAACCCTGCACCTGTTGCATTATCCTTTAATGCAAATCTAGCTGATTTATTACCACGGTAATAAGGTAAGTTTAAAAAATTACCCAGGTCACCTTTTTCTATTGATATACTAGTTTGTTTAGGAAATACTTCTGCTGTTGCCTGGCCTATAAGTCCAGCCATTTCTGTTAATTTAGTCTTAACTAATTTTGATGCAATTGGATTTTTTAAAAATAAAAATAAATGTGCACCACCACTTTTAGATTTACAGTGTACTAATGGTAATTGTAACTCTCTTATTTTTTTGAGTAAAGAATTATGATCCAAAGGATAGTGATCAATATCAATGCATCCCCACTTAGTAGTATTATCAGCCCGAATAGGAATAATCCCAAGAGACGGACCAATCCCCTCAAGGTGTGCTTTCCATAACTCATTTGTAACCTCTTGTCTAACTATGTAAGATTTTCCTTGCTGCTTACCGTCAGCACGCGAGCCTTGCGGCTGGTGCTGACCATAAGCTACATCTAAACCTTCAAATATAGATTTAAATTTCTCAACTTCCACGAACCCTCCAGTTCTAATTAATTAAATTAAAACGGTACGGATTCGTCTTTTGCTGTTTCTTCTATTACTGTTAGTTTTGGAGCAACTGGTTTTGCATCCACGGCACCACTTGATGCTGATTGTGCAAATGCTTTGCTTTCACCATAAATGGAAGCATCAGTTACCTGTTCACCTTTTTCAATAGAAAAACCAAACCAACTACCTCTATCATTAGATTCACTTACAGACGATAGTGCATAAGTAATTGCATATGTAGGGGGAGTAAACATCCCAGATGGACCCTTTATTTTTTGTGATAGCATTAAGCTGTTCCAACGTCTGCTTTTTTTAAGCTGACTTGAAGACATGCTAATCACAGCATTTTGGTATCCACCATCAGCATTTAACATTAAGACATAATGATAAGCTGTTTGAACGATATGATTACCATTAGGCAGTGTCATTTTACCGTTCATAGGATCGCGTTTAGTTTGACCAATGATACCACTATCAGCGTCGTGAGAGTTAATAAACCCTCCACCTTGTTCTCTTGGTTTCCACTCAACATATTTGAGATGGTAGAAAACTGGTATGACTTTCATAGTGTCAAAGGTTTCTTGTGTAACTGTATTATACAGTTGCCCTGCTTTTGCTGATTCAATATATTCAGCTTTGGAGGGATTTACTTGAGGGCTTGATGTTTGCAAAATGCTAATGTAAGGAATAGCTGTATCCCTTGATAGATTAAGCGAACCAAAACCACTCATTGACTTAGAATCCTCTGCGAGAACCGCAAGGTCTAAGGTAGGCTCTTTAGTTTTTACTGCTTTATTCATTTTTATTTACCTATTTAAGATTTAATTGTTGTTTTGTGTACAATTTTAGCGCCTAGAAGATCCATAGGAAGTTCTACACCTGCTTCATATTGTTCACGGACGAATGCGCGAAGGGTGGAAGGTTCAACCCACTCGCGTTGCGTAGACTCTAGTCCTCTCTCGGAGAGATCAGATATAAGACTACTAGCTTTCTCATCTTCATTCCTTCCAAAGCTACAAGTAACTTGGTTCTTTACTAAATCACCAAATCCATTGTCTCTTAGCCAAGTCCATACTCTGTGCCTATTTTCTTTTAAAGGCGTAGCAGTGTAAGTCTCGGAAACTTTTAATTTGCGACCATCAGCTAATTTTAATTCTGACAATCCTACCTCAGAAAAAAGACTAGGTAAAACTTCTTCTGAAAGTTTTTTACAATAGCTTTCTTTCTTTTGTAATTCTTCTTTTAGGTTAGCAATTTCTTGCTCTGTATCTGCAATGTCATTAGCAACTGCACCTATTTTACCCATAGCATTTTCTGGTATAGCATTTGCATCCTCTTGCATCTCTTTAATCAAATCGTTCATTTTATCCTCTCAAGTCTATTTCTATATCGTAGTACATCTTGTCGTTACGGTCCCATTTAAGAATTTTAAATTTACCGTTATTAATTTTTGCAGCTAGTGCTCCGCAAACTGCAATTATAGCAGGGTCGCCAATTAATAGCAAGTAGTCATCATCGTTAAAATCTTTTAATTCTTGTTTAAGTTTAAATGCTAAAGGTCCAGATGCTAAAATCATTTGTTTATTATCTGGTAACATAACTTTTAAGTCGCCAAACTTTTCAGCAGACCTAACATTGTAATCCATCACCTGCGGTATATATACTGTCATATTCTTCTTTCTTGACTCGGATTATATCATGTGCTATAATTAAAGTCAACATTAGAATTAAGAATGTACAAATTTAAAACTGAACCTTATCAGCATCAGAAAGATGCGTTAATTAAATGCTGGGATAAAAAAGCATTTGCTATCTTTGCAGAGATGGGAACTGGTAAAACTAAAATTGCATTAGACAATGCCTGCATACTTTATAACAGAGGAAGTATAGATCGTTTATTAGTTGTAGCACCTAAGGGTGCATACATGAATTGGGTTGATCTAGAAATTCCTACCCACGTACCAGATTATATAAACACTAAAGTTTTAGGATGGAAACCATCTACTAGTGCTAAATACAAAGCCCAACTTAAAGACATACTAGAACTTAACGATTACAAATTAAAAATTATGGTGATGAATGTAGAAGCTTTCTCAACTAAAAAAGGTTTAGAATTTGCTAAATTATTTTTGATAGGAAAGTCTATGATTATAGTAGATGAAAGCACTACTATTAAAAATCCACAAGCAAAAAGAACTAAAGCTATGCTTACTTTGGGCAAGGAAGCCAAATATCGTAGGATAATGACTGGTTCTCCGGTGACACAATCTCCTATGGATTTATGGTCTCAAATGGATTTTTTAGACCCCGAGATCCTAGGGCAGTCCAGCTTTTATGCATTTAGAACTCGCTACGCAGTACTAATCACTGCTAACGCTGCAGGGGGCACACATAAATTTCAAAAGATAGTTAAGTTTAGAAACCTAGCACAATTAGGAAAACTAGTATCACCACATTCTTACCGCATACTTAAAAAAGATTGTTTAGATTTACCTGATAAAATATTTACTAAACGTGAAATAGAATTAACTGACGAGCAAGAAAAAGCATACACAGAAATGAAAAAAGATGCCATAGCTATTCTTAAAGGTGAAGCAATGACAGCTGTCAATGTTTTAACACAGCTGATGAGATTGCATCAAATAACTTGTGGCCATATGAAAACAGATGAAGGCAATGTTATAAATTTAAAAAATAATAGATTAACTGAACTTATGCAAATACTAGGAGAGACTAGTGGTAAGGTTATTATATGGGCTAATTATGTTCACGATATTCATTCTATAGAAAAAGCCATTAAAGAAGAATTTGGACCTAAATCGTATTGCACTTATTATGGTGCTACAAAACAAGAAGACAGACAATCTTCTATTAAGAAATTTCAAGATCAAGAAAATCCTATAAGATTTTTTATAGGTAACACTCAAACTGGTGGATATGGTATTACATTAACGGCAGCCAGCACAGTTATATATTACTCTAATAATTATGACTTAGAAAAAAGAATGCAATCAGAAGATCGTGCACATCGTATAGGTCAAAAGAATCCTGTGTTATATATTGATTTAATTTCTAAAGGAACTGTAGATGAAAAAATAATTAAAGCTTTAAGAAATAAAGTAAATATAGCTAGTCAAATTAATGGAGAAGAATTAACAGAATGGATTTAAAATAAAGTTTTTAAATATTCATTTAACTTTTTCATAAAAGCTTCGCCAGCTCTAACAAAATTCTCACCACTTAACTCAAATTTTTGAAACAATAAATCTTGTGAACACATAAGAATTACTCCTTGATCTATTTCAGTGTTAAATAATTTGTTATGGGCCATAGCATAAGCTGCTAATTGCATAAGATAATTTTGAATCCACTCACGTTTTTTAGGCCTGTTTGTTTGCTTAAAATCCATTATAGAAGGTCTACCGTTGTACACGCCAATCATGTCAGCTGTTCCTGCATATTTACCAGGATAATATAAATGTACTTCGCAGCCCCATACTTCACTTATTTTTTTTAAACCTTCATCATGATCAATGATTACCTGGGCCATGGTCTTCGCTTTAAGACCCGTTGTCGTTAGGTCTTCGTAAGCATATTTGTTCACGAAATGTTCTATATATAGGTGGAGCGCGGTTCCAATAGCTGAAGAATTAGCAACAATTTCCTCTGCTTTTTTCTCTCCTACGCGTTCTTTCCATTTTTTTAGAAATGACTTATCCTGTGTTTTAGATAATATAGTAGTAACGGAAGGTAATGACTCACCATCAGGTGTCAAATATAATCTTGAGGCACCTTCTTTTCTTTTTAACTCTGCGTAATTATATTTCTTGTTTAATTCCACTACTCCTTATAACATTTTTAAAGTAGGTAGGCAATTAGTTTCCCCCCAATTACCCCTTACTTTAGCTTTTCGTTTATGTGTTTTACTTCTGTTTCTATAACAGCAATGCGTGTTTCTATTTTAATTAATAATTGTAGTGAATTTTCTAAACGATCTACATCTTTTTCCATAGCTGATACTCTTT